TTACCTTTCGCCAGCAGAATTTGCAGCGAGACGTCGGGCAATAGCGGATGCTCCTGCCGCCTTCCAGGAGCTGATTTAAAAGGACTTTGCTAGAAGCCGGCTGGTACTAACGAAGGGGGCAGGTCAGAAGAATTGTACGATACCAGCATGGGCGTGACCTACCTAACTTCTTCAAACCGTTTCAATCTTGGAGAACGACCTCGATTGCTTCAGTTGAACAATACCGCTGCTTGAACGCGTTGGGCGTCAGGTAATCCAGGCTCGAATGTGGTCGGATGGCATTGTAGTGGCGCCGCCACTGTTCGATCACCACCTTCGCCTCCGGGCGACTGCTGAACCATTCCAGACTCAGGCATTCGTCGCGGAACTTGCCGTTGAAGCTTTCGTCCGCGCCGTTCTGCCAGGGCTTGCCGGAAGCCATTCTGGTAAGAAGCCCTTATGACGGAGAAGCTGGCTGCACCGGATATCCAAGATCTGTGAGGCGTTTTAGCAGTCGCTTAACGGCGCTCTGCCTGTCGTGCCTGGTGAAATAATCTGCACCAAGATCGGCATATTCCACGCCATTGCAAAGCATGTGCCACGCTGCGGTGAGCATCGACGCAGCCACTGCGAGGATTGCTTTTTTTGAACCGCGCCGCGCCTTGATGCGGGTGAACTGGACGAACAGGTAGCTGTTCTTCGTACGTACTGCGGCTCATGCAGCCGTCACGAGTGCCGTCTTGAGCCAGGTGCCGCTCTTGCGCACGCGCGTACTGCGGCGCTTACCAGCGCTCTCATCATTGCGCGGACACAGTCCGGCCCACGATATGAGGTGAGCGGAATCAGCAAAGCGCGTCATGTCGATCCCAATCTCGGCCACCAGGACCCGCGCAGTCAGGTCACCGACGCCGGGAATGGTTCTTAGCAGTTGAACGTGCTGCCGGATTGGCGTCAGAGCAAGTCCCACTGCTGCATCCAGATCAGTCAGCGCGTACTCAAGAGCCTCGATGAGCTGCAAATGCAGCGCGAGCATCGTACGGTGATGGGAAGTGATGCACCCGCGCAATGCCTCACGTAGTTTATTCGTCTTCTTGCGCGCGTATCCTTGCGCCAGTGCCGCGAGCAGCACCGGATCGTCTTCACCCGAAATGATGGCTTTCAGGATCGCGCGCCCGCTGTCGCCAAGTACGTCAGTCAGGACGCTACCCAGTTTAAGATTGGCATCCTCAAGCACCTTCTGGATACGCAGACAATGCTGGGCAATCTCACGCGTCAGCTGTTTGCGTGTGCGTGTCAGATCACGTAACGCCTGGATCGCAGCCGGCGGCACGAAGCTGGAGCGAATCAGCCCGTGTGCGAGCAGCTCTGCGATCCACGTCGCGTCATTAACATCGGTTTTGCGACCAGGCACATTCCAGATATGCGCAGCGTTGCCCAGCACGAGTTCAAAGGAGCCTTCGAGAACGTGCCACACGGGTTTCCAGTAAACGCCGGTGGCTTCCATGGCCACGTGGGAACAGCCATGGACGGCCAACCAGTGCGACAGCGCAAGTCATCCCTTTGTGGTAGTGCAAAAGCTATGCACTTCATGGTGCTCTGGCGCAGACACACAACGGATGCAGGCAATGATGATGTCCTTATGTATGTCCAGCCCTGCACAGCGCGAATAAAGTACCTGCAAGAGAAAGAATGGCAGCGGCGACAACTCTCGTTATCGGATTCTGGTAAGCGTGCTCCGGCAGGGCCACGTGCCCTCGGTCACAATTCGGGGTGCTCGCAGGGTTGCGGGTCCAACTCTCAAACGGGCTCATTGCACCAAATAATGGGCCGACCTCGACCACCGCTGTCTCGTAATCGTATTCCTTCTAGATCCGCCTGCAGCAGTCGTGCGCTTCATTCTTCGGGGTCCGGCACAGCCCGATAAAGCACTCTCAAGTTTCAACTGGGCCGAAAATCGCCGGGCAGGTCAGCCTCCCTGCAGTGGGTGCACTGGTTCAATCACATCCGACTGCTTGGGTCCATCGGGCACATTCCTTCGGCTGAGACTGAGGCAAACTACTGGCGCAAACTCGCCAGCCAGCCCCCTGAAACGACCTCGACTTAAACCAACTGGCCTTTTTAAAAGCCGAGGCGATTCAATAGTTTCGGCTACGCTCCTTGAGCGTTGCGTATCCGCGATAAATGCTCGAGTACCGTTGTACGTGTCTGCCCAGTAAAATGGTTACGGTCCATAAAAGCCGTAATTTCGTTGACTGCGTCTTGCCCTTTTGAAGTTCTCAACACATAGCTCGTCTCGCTAAATACCCTTAGCAGTTCCGCTGTACTGCTGCCGTCAAGCAGCCTCAATGCGCGTTGCCACACGTGCTTTGAGAGCGCATCGTCCAGCCTATGGGTACGCCCCAGCAGGCTGATTGCGACCTGCACGCGCTGCGTCGGCAGCACGCGCAGCAGCGCCGGCTCCAGTAACTGAAATTCATGCACGTGTTGCTCGCGCGGTAGCTCAGCCAACCCGACTGGAAGATAGCGCAGTGCGACGCCCAGCTGCTCGTCCGAAAGCGATAGTGCCAGCTGTCGCATTTCTGTGTACCGCACTGCACGGGCTGCTTCGGGCAGCTCCTGTATAGCGGCGGCTAGCGCGCCGACCGATGCACCTTGTTGTGAGGGGGCAAATATAGGGTCTGTTGCTGTAGTACTGCATAGGTTGAGAGAGCCTTGCTCCCGTCAGGGTCAACCCGATGGTCGGATCGCAGTCGTTTAGCCAATACAGGGATTAGCTCGGCTTTTTGAGACATATTCAAGTATGGAAGCCGGCAGAGCACCATTTCATATTTTTCAAAGTACTGGGACGGCGTCCATATAAAGACAAGCGCATTGGCCAACTCAGGCCAAAAATTTTCTTGATCGGGTTGGCGCTGTGCAGCTATTGCATAAGCAAAATTAAATACTTTGGACCGCTGGCTAGCCATGATGTAAACCAATGAGGCAAGCATTCTTTTTTGTAAAATGAGGCCCTGTTTTGGGAGGCGGTCGGCCGCCGCAAACAGTTTTTTAAATGCCTTGGCTTTTTGCACTCTGGATAGCCCCAATGATTGCGATCGTTGCCAAAGTGCTGTGAGAGGCTCGGCCCTTATATCCGGTTCGGCTTGAATACGCTCGATGTCATCGATTAACTGCTGTAGCGACGTGAGATCGGAGACGTGAGCCGATTGCTGGTAACAGCGCCAAGCCCATCGCCGCTCTTCCATTAAATAATAGGTGCGCTTGTTTACCAGTGAAAAAGCGGGGATATCGTCGAGCGACAAATGGTCAGCAATCTGTAAAATGACTTCGGTCGGCAGCGCAGGGTAAGCTGCAAGCCTTTTTACCGGTGTGTCGGATACGGGGCTTACGGAACGTTTAATGCCTATGGGCAGTGTAGACGGAGCTTGCTGGTTGGCGCGCTTGTCCACCGCATAAACGGCAGCTTGAGTGTCGTTTAAAGTAGCGTTTAAATCAAAGTCCATCGTCAAGCTCGGTAATGAGTGAAGGGCGCGCACTGCGAAGCGATGTTGTTGCCGACGAACGAGGTCACTACATCGTATGCTGGCAATGCAAACTGTTGGAGAAGTTAGTGCAAAGCTGGCAATGCTAAGATAGTCTTACTTTACCTGGCAAGCTACAAGGCGTTCGGCTTGAATATCAGGCAAACCAACCGATAACGCGAAGAACGAGTCGTTCAACGGACGCTTGCGTGAGCAATGCCTAAACGAGCATTGGTTCTTGTCGCTCGAGGATGCCAGGCGCAAAATCGAGGCCTAGCGCCAGTACTATAATGAGGCGCGTCCCCACTCTGCACTGCAGTGGATGACGCCTGCCGAGTTCGCCTGCCAGTGCAGGCCCCGGGCCGATTCGGCCCACCCCGAAGAGCCGGAAATTTCCACTTTCGAACGGCACTGATTTGGGGGTAGCCTCAACTTATCGCACAACTTCTAGTAGAGGCCGCATGGGAGCGGGCCCCCGCAGACACGCATGCACCCGTAACAGTGCTTTCATAATTGACTGGCGAAGCTGCGCTCCGCCGTTTCCTTACGGCGCGTTTCCATCACAGTTCACCTGCAACACTTGTAATTGTATTTGAAAGAACCTATATTTTTTTGCGGGCCCATTCGAATTGTGAATTAACAAACTTCTTTGTAGGGGTGAGGTTAACCATGCGCAAAACAATCAAACTTATTTTGATGCTTTTGTTCTCGCTTATGGCATCGTCAGCTTGGCCCGATGTCGGAGATGTCGATACTGAAGGATACTCCATGGTCACCCGCAACCAGACTAGCACAATACGGGTCCAAGATATTCAAGTGACAAATGTCGTGGAAGAAGGCGCTACATGTCTTGAGAACGGTCGTCAAGCCAGGAACGCCAACGGAACACCACTCTTTTGCCAATCCGGTGTGTGGCGGTTGGCCGTTCCGCTTCCACAATACCAAATCGTCTCCAACTATGCATGTGGAGTCGACAATCTGATCATCCCATGCCCAGCCGGATGGCAAGTTGTAAGCGGCGGCGGAAACGTATGGGCGCCCCAATGCGGCGCGCAACCAACTGGTGGAACAAGTGACGCTGCGGGTTTTTGGATGTCTGCCGGACTGGATGTCTCGCAACCGACTAGCGACATGACGGGATGGTGGATTGGTGGCGTGCATGACAAGTCGCTAGGCGATAACCTACAAGGATTTGCAATTTGCGTGAAGCACTAATTGTTTGCCAAATCCGGCGAGAGATGGCCGCGAAAAATCGGACAGTCGGATAAGTGGAACGCTCGGAGCCTGAGCCGGCGATAATGCCGGCAAAGGGACCCAGAAGATGACGAAGAAAGTCTGACGGACTGACCCCGCCGAGTACACCATCCGTGCGCGAAAGTGAGTGGACTCGCCGGTTTCCGGTTGATGCAGTTGCCGGATGGGTCCGGCGCCAGTTGCCCCAAGGCACTATGCGGGCGCATCAAGTTGTAGTGCGCGCGCCATGCTTCGATTCGCTTGTGTGCATCGTCGAGACTGATGAACGCAAGCTGGTTAAAATACGCTTCGCGCAGTCGGCCGTTGAAGCGCTCGATGTGCGCATTTTCTACCGGCTTACCCGGACGGCTGCCCAGCTCTCATCGGCTGCGTTGGGTGTCGTCATCACCACGCGCAGATGACTGGGGCGCTTCGTTCGCCGTTTCAGGCGAAGCGACAAACCTTCTTCACGGTACAACCGCTCAGTCTGTTTGGGGTTCTGGAGCAGCCCCTCCCGGCGTAGCAAGACAGGTAAGCGAGCCAAACCATGGCCGTTCCTGTGCCAGTTCGCGCAGCCGTTACCGCACTGCGTGGTCGGCGTCAGGCAACATAGGCTGCCAGAGCGTAAGGCGGTTCAGGCCAACGAGCGCGCACGCCCGGCGCTGCGAATAGTCGCACTGTTCAAGAACCTGCGGCACGACTTCCCGGCGCTACGCGGGCAAACTCACTTTCTTCCGAGAACGTCTTTTAGCACCTGGATATCGAGCACTTGTTCGGCCACCCGCCGCTTAAGCCGCTGGTTCTCCTGCTCCAACTACCGCATGCGCCGCGCTTGCGATACATCCATCCCGCCGTAGCGGCTTCGCCCATTGTAGAATACCGCGTCCGAAATGCGGTGTTTGCGGCACACATCTGCCACCGTCATTCCGACCTCGACTTCCTTCAACACGCCGATGATTGGCTCTTCGCTGAACCGCCACTGCTGCATGACACGGTTTCTCCTGCGACCTTGCCACTAACTTTACAGTGGGATACTTCCGTGGGGAAAGTTCAGCGGAACAAAACAAAGCGGCTCGCATCGCTGCGAGCCGCATGAAATATGGTGGGCCTCCCGTGAGTCGAACACGGCACCAACGGATTATGAGTATTACTCGCTATCAACGCCTTACTGGGAAACCTTTACAAATCAAGGCTTGTGGGGATTGCACAGAAAGCGAAATTCGCGCTCTTTGCAGTGGTTTGGTCAATTTTTCCCCCACCCCCTCTGCACTATTCTTGCACCAAATTGCATCATTTTGCCGCTCGTCTAAACATCCTCAGGCCCGCACCATGCGGGCTTTTCCAACACATCCCGGATGCATTAAAAGTGCGATGCTAAGCGAAGCTGGCAGGCGAGGAGAAGCTGCCCGCCAATATCAAAAGTTGACGCTTTTCCGAATCGATGGCAATCTATTCTAAGGTGCTGAACACACCTTTTCGTAGGCGGAAAACCGCTCCCGTCAGTCAAGCGGTTTTTTTGCGTCCATAGGTTCCGTGTTGTCCTAGTTACGTAGGCGACATTTGCTTATGGCCGGGTGGCGCGCAGCTATACAAGACCCGAAAGGGGAAACCTGCGGGCGGCCCTACGACCGTGTTCAAGTGCCCGGCCGCCTCTCTGAACAGGAGGCGAAATTGAACGATTCGTAGGAGGCTAACATGGCCGCGTGCACCCCTTCTTTTCAACCCTTTCAATGGGGTGAGATAGGTCTTTCCCAGATTGTCCACATCAACGGCATTCCCCAGGCGTTGGCGCTGATTGGCCAGGACATGGCGCAATTGCAGTCGGAGGTGTGATATGTCGCTCACCAGACTACTGCCCCCTCTGCACGAGGTATCCGAGACCATCGCCAATGTCAGTCACGGAATCGATGCGTTGTGCGAGTTGCTTGGCAAGACCGATACTGGACAGGTACATGCACAGTCGGTTTATCTATTGCTAGACCCGTTGCGCCGCCAGTTGATAAGCGCATCGAGTGATCTAGACGACATACTGTGAGCTTTGCCGCCCCTTGCCACCGCGAGGGGCATCATGCGCATGAAAGTGCATCATTCGTGCATCCAAACGCATCATTTTGTTGCACGCTCAAATGTCCTCAAGCCCGCACGATGCGGGCCTTCCCGGCATATCCCGAATGCACTAAAAGTGCTGTGACAAGCGAAGCGGGCAGGCGAGGAGGGGACTGCGCGACGGCGGCCGCGACGGACGCACCTGCCCCTAGCAGGGGTACTTCGCCAAGTGGTACTGACATGACCAGAAAGAGCCTACATGGCCTTCGATCCGTATGGGTAGGGTCCGGAGAACCTCGCGCGCCGCAATGGCACAGCAGCTCGTGAAACTACCCTCTAAACGTTGCCTGGCGCTTAAACAGCCGCCAGCAACGAGCGCTTAAATTTCAGGGGATACAAAAAATCATTGCGACACATATTTTTCGGGGATACAATAATTCCGATGAAAATAACCTTTGACCAGACGAAGCGGGACGCCACGCTTGCTGAGCGGGGGATCGCCTTCGAAGACGCGGCAGTAATCTTTGAGGGCAGAACGCTTGATATGGTCGATGACCGGTTCGACTATGGCGAAGAACGGATCGTCACGGTTGGCCATCTCGATGGCAGGATGATGATCGTAGTGTGGACAGCGCGGGGCGGTGCCCGGCACGTTATATCGATGAGGAAGGCAAATGAACGCGAGAAAAAGCGCTTTGAGCAGCGACTTGGCAAAGGCTGACGCGCGCGGCGTCAAACCAGCCGATTATGAGGAAATCCCAGAACTCGGTGACGAGTTCTTCGAGCAAGCGGACGAACACCGCGCAGGCATGCTCGTGAAACGTGGTCGGGGCCGGCCAGCGGGATCAAAGAAGCAGCAGATGAACCTGCGCATCGACCTGGACGTGATCGAAGCCTACAAGGCACAGGGCGAAGGCTGGCAGACCCGCATGAATGAGGCCCTACGCGACTGGGCGAAGAGCCACGGCATGATGCGTTAGGCCGATGCTGCGCTGATGGCTGACGCGGTGCCACTCGCGGCAGGCATATCGATCACATACGGCACAAACTGCACGATTTCGTCACCCGCCCACTCGTTGAACGCGAGGAACTGCGCTTGCAATGGCACAATCTCATTGCGGCCAAACACCTTCGCGGCGGTGTCCGCTGCGCCAAAGCCGCCGGTGTTGCCCGGCACGATCCCCAGCAACTGTGGCGGCACGCGGTGCGCAGCGAGCAAATCGTCGCGTGTCACGTTCTTGATATTGAAAAACTCGTCCTTGGCGGCCACTTCCGACACTGGGATCAGCTGGATCCCGTCCTTCTTGCCATGGGGCGCGTAGTAAAAAAGGTTACGGAAATTGCCCGGCCCCTTCGCGCTTTTGAGCGCGGCGCGCATGTCGTCGATGTCGTCCTGATTCTGTGCCGGATCGGTCACGTACAGAATAAAGCCGGCGTGACTGCCATTCTCATAGTAGCGACGACGAAACAGCGTGGACGACTCGTTGAGCCACGCCGCGTGCAGCGCGCCGAGGTACTCAGGCAAACCGTACACCTCCTGATTCACGTCCGGCTCGGCCAAATGGTGGAGTGCGCCGGGCTCGAACTCATGCACGGGCTGCCATCCATCCGTCTGCACGTAGCGCTGCAAGTCCGTCCTGCGCCGCACGTACTTGGCCGGCACCGCTTCGAATCTGAGCGTGCCACCCAGCCGGTTCGTTTGCCGCTCCATGTATCCATTGCCAAACATCAGGAAGTCCAGCGCCCAGCGACGGAACGTGTCGCGCGACAGCAGCCGGTGCGGGATGAACGTGGACGCGAGCACATTGCGCTTAAAGTACAGCGCCGACGCGTGATGCGTGCCAGCACGGAAAGACTTCGCTAAGCCCGACCAACTCACCGGCGGCTCGTACCATCCATTGACGCTCGCCAGCTCCGTATAGTCGAGCAGCTCGGCGCGATTGAGCACCGGCACTGGATCGCCAAACGTGAATGCGGTGGCCCGGCCCGGACGACGCCGAACCGATATGCTGCGAGCGCGCCTTTGCCGCTCGGTTTTTCTCATCATGAGCAAATCTCCATAAATCCAGCATGACGAGCCGCCATACCTTCAAGCGGCTCGTTTGATATCGCGTGCAGCACTGCCCAGGCAAGATCCGCGTGGCCCGTTTCCTCGCTGCGGCTGGCCTCATACGTCACCTGCCGGCCGCTGGCGGTCAGCGTCTTGCGAATGGCCATGAACGACTGCGCCAGGTCGGTCCAGCCTGCATCGAACTGCAACCGAGCATGGCCCACCACCGACAACCCTTTGAGCACGAGCCGTCCCTTCACTTCGGGCGAGTAATTAAACGCAATCACACGCGGGTAAAACTGACGCACGAGCTGATAGACGCCCTGCCCGATGCCGGTCGTATCGATCGCCATATACGTAACGGTGTAGCGCTGCGTGATCTGCTCAATGCTGCGCGCTTGGGCTTCGAAGTCCATGCCGCGCCACTGGTGCTTTTCCAGCACGCGAAACGGGCCGTCGGCGACGAGCGGCGGCGCCACGACGACGCAACCGGCCGAATCCCCCGACAGCGCTGGGTCGTAGCCCACCCATACCGGGCGGTAGCCAAACGGTCGCGCCGCGAGCGGCTTGAAGTCGTCCGCCCACTCCTGCCATGAATCGACCATGCAACGCTGCAAGTCGGCGAGCCGGAAAATCGACGCGGTGTCGTCGATGAACTGGCACATCAGCAAGTTCGCGTACTCCTCTGCGCTGTACTCATCACGCAGCTCGGCCAAGTCGAAAAGCGTGCAGCCGGCCGCAGCTGCATCCTCAACGGTGACGATCTGGCGCCACTGCCGGTCCTCGCACAGCCGGCCACCAGCCAGCGCTTGATGCGAGATGTCTAGGCGAAGGTGCTCGGCCTTTGCCCGCCCACGGTTGCGGTGCTCGCCACTCCAGAATGGATACGCTTCGTGGCTGATGCTCGATGGCGTCGAAAAGTAGGTCTTGCGCCAGTGCTTGTGCATCGCCATGCCAGAGGCGACTTTGTTCAGTTCACGAAAGCGCGGCACCCAAAAGTACTCGTCGAAATAGAAGTTGCCGTGATAGCTTTGTGCGGTACGCGCGTTGGTGCCGAGGAAATACAGTATCGCTTCGTTCGGCAGCACGATCGGATCGCCCGTCAAATCAACGTCGGCCACTTCGCGCGCAAACTGCGTGATGTACTGGCGGAACACGTGCGCCTGCGCGCGACTGGCGGACAAAAAAATCTGGTTGCGTCCCGTGTCGAGCGCATCAACCAGCGCCTCGCGCGCGAAATACCACGTCGCGCCGATCTGCCGTGACTTCAGAATGTTGCGCGTGCGATGATGCCCGGCGCGCCACCATACCTTCTGATAGTCAAACAGCGACGCGCGAAACGCGTCAACCAGGCGGTCGCGCTGCGCGTCGCTAAAATCGTTACGCGTTGGCTTTTTCTTCGGCGCGGCGTTACGTGCCGCGATATTGGGATTGAGATCCGCTTCCCTGCCACTTTCGCCGTATTTGCGCACGCGCGCAATGCGTTCGAGTTGACGCATGAGTAGGTCAATTTCTTTGTAATCGGCGCCGTCCTTCTTATCCTTGGCAATCAGCGTGTTGACACGCATCTCGGTCGTGAACTCAACCGTATCGATCGGTGACGCGTTATGCCAGCCGTCGCGCCGCTTCCATGACTCGACTGTCGCCCGTTTGAGATCCAGCTGGCGCGCGATGGACGACACGCGCCAGCCCTGCCAGTACAGCGCACGGGCTTGCTTGCGAGGGTCAATAAAAAGCGGGGTATAGACACTGTCCGACATGCCGCACAGCGTACCCGCGACACGCACGGGCACGCAGCGACGCCGCTACGTACCCACTGCGCACACCGATGCGAACCGTTGAATGCGCATGCGCAAACCGCGACCATCTTGGCCACGCTTCCCTACTATTTGTGACGCCCCCATGCACACCTTAGAAAATCATGCGAGCAAGGCCAAGTGGTTTCGCATCGCCGTCGAAGGCGCGACCACCGATGGGCGCACCATCACGCGCGAGTGGATTGCGCAGATGGCGAAGAACTACAGTCGTACTCGGTATGGCGCACGCGTGAATCTCGAACACATTCGCGGTGTGCTGCCCGATGGGCCGTTTAACGCGTATGGCGACGTGCTCGCGCTTGAGGCACGCGATGAAACAGGCGAGTTTGCCGGCAAACTCGGCCTGTATGCACAGATTGAACCCACGTCCAATCTGGTCGCGCTCACGCGCGCCAAGCAAAAGATCTATACGTCATGCGAGGTCGATCCCTCGTTTGCCGATACCAAGCAAGCGTATCTGGTGGGCCTGGCGGTGACCGACAGTCCAGCGAGTCTGGGTACCGAGATGCTCACGTTCGCCGCGAACGCGCAAACGAACCCGCTTGCGCCGCGTAAGCAATCGCCACAGAACGTGTTTTCCGAAGCGATTGAAACCGTCATGGAGTTTGAACCTACTGCCCTATCACAGGACGGCACTGGGTCCGTTTTTACCAAAATCGCCGACATTCTGGGGTTTATTAAAAAGAAGGGGCAAAGCGATGAAAATCGATTCGTCGATTTGGCCCGCGCGATCGAAACCATTGCTGAGCACGGCCGCAATCAAGCCGAACAAATTCAGGCCCTGCATGCCCGGCTTGAGCAGCTTAACGCCGATGTCACCCGAGAGCACAACGCGCATACGGCCACGGCCCAGGCACTGGCTGAGCTGACTGCCACGCTATCTGAGCCAAGCAGCACGCCACGCCCAGTGGCACTGGGTCAGCGCGGCCCAATCGCCACCGATTGCTAATCCGCTCCTCTTTTACGTTTTCCGGAGACCGACTCCATGCGCAACACCACCCGGCAAAAGTTCAACGCGTTCGTCGCCCAGCTTGCCGAACTCAATGGCGTGCCAAACGCAGCCGAGAAGTTCACGGTCGAGCCCAGCGTGCAGCAAACGCTTGAGAATCGGCTGACCGAATCGAGTGAATTTCTGCAACGCATCAACGTGATCGGCGTGGCCGAGCAGCAAGGCCAAAAACTGGGACTCGGTGTGGGTTCACCGATCGCGAGTACAACCGACACGTCGGTCAAAGACCGCACGACGGTCGATGCCACAGACCTGGACCCGAGTGGGTACTTCTGCACGAAAACTGACTTTGATACGCACCTGACTTACGCGAAACTGGACGCATGGGCCAAGTTCGACGACTTTCAAATCCGCGTGCGCGATGCTATCGTCAAGCGCCAAGCGCTCGACCGGATTTGCATCGGGTTCAATGGCACGAGCCGCGCAGCGACCTCCGATCGTCAGCAACACCCGCTATTGCAGGACGTCAACAAAGGCTGGTTACAAAAGTACCGCGAACAGGCGCCAGAGCGCGTGCTTGGTGAAGGCAAGGCATCGGGCAAAATTGCCATTGGTGGCGCGGGCGCTGACTTTGCCACGCTTGATGCAGCCGTCTACGATGCTCTGTCCAATCTGGTCGAGCCGTGGTACCAGGACGATACGGCGCTGGTGGTCATCTGCGGTCGAGGCCTGCTGCACGACAAGTACTTCCCCATTCTGAACACGCAAAATGTGCCCAGCGAGCAAATGGCCGCCGACATGATCGTAGGCCAAAAGCGCATCGGTGGGCTGCCAGCCGTGTCGGTGCCGTACTTCCCCGCCAACGCGTTTTTAATTCAGCGGCTGGACCACCTGTCGATCTACTGGCAGGAAGGCGCGCGGCGCCGTGCGGTCACCGACAATCCGAAACGCGACCGCATCGAGAACTACGAGTCCTCGAACGACGCCTACGTGGTCGAGGACTTTGGCTCGGGCTGTCTCGTTGAGAACATCGAGATTGTCGCCAAGCAGGACGCGAGCGACGACACGAGCCGGGCCCGCGCGAAGGATACACAGTGACCAGTCCGGCCAAACGTCACATCGAGCGCGTGCGGGCCGCACAGACCGCAGCACAGACTGAGCCGGGCCAGTCACTGTCGGGTGCGAGTCACTACGAGCTAATGCTGGCCAAGCTCGCCAGTGACAAGCGGCGCTTGAAGGCGATCCAGTCCGTGGCCCGCAAAATCGACGTCAAGCGCGAGGTGCTGCCCGACTATGCCGCCTATGTAGACGGCGCCCTCGATGGCGGGCGCGGCGCGCAGGACGATGTGTTGATGACTGTGATGATCTGGCGCATCGACGCCGGCGATTATGCCGGCGCACTGGACATCGCGCGGTACGCGCTACGGCATGGCCTGACGCTACCCGACCAGTATGAGCGCTCGACGGCGGCTGCCATCGCCGAAGAGTTTGCGAACGCGGCACTGGCCGCACTACGCGACGGTGACCCATTCGACGCGACGCAGCTGGCCGAGGTGTACGCACTCACGCAGTCGTGCGATATGCACGATCCGATCCGCGCGAAGCTGCACAAAGCGTTGGGACTGCTGGACATGCGAGCCATCGGTTGCGACAGTCTGGACGACGCCAGCGATCGAGCGCGCGTGCAGGCGGCCTTGGCGAGCCTGCGCGAGGCATTGCGGCTCGACGCGCGATCCGGCGTGAAACAGACCATTGCTCGACTCGAATCGATGTTGAGCGCCGCGCACGGCTCGGCCGCGCGTTTGTGATGAGCCCCTACGGCCATGGCGGCACCGGCGTTCCCTCGTAACACCTGACGGCAACGCGATGCGAACGCCGGTCCACCGCCATCTACCGACACCGAAACCATGAGCGGCTTTTTTGCCATCCCCGATACGCCCGGCCGCGCGCCTGCGCGCACGCCCGCTACAACAGGCACCGTCGCCAACGACGGGTGGTTTCCTGATATCGAGCTTGCCGGCCTGCGCAACGCGATGCGGCTCGATGGCACCGTCACGGACGAACGGCTGCGCCTGGCCACACTGGACGCGCTCGCCAGCGTCAATGACGAATTGGCAACGTGGCAGGCCGCCCAGGTCGCGGACGGCCACGCCGATCTAGCCAGTGTGCCAGCACCGCACGTCGATGGTGTCAGCGTGCACGTCGTGCGCTATCGCCGTGCGATCTACCACCGCGTGCGAGCCGACATGTTGGAGCAGTATCGAGGCTACGACACGACCAAAGCAGGCGCCAGTCGCGCTGAAGATGTCACGGACGCGATCAACGAAGCGCGGCGTAACGTGCGGTGGGCAATCAACGCGATTCGCGGCATCCCTTTGTCAACGATCGAGTTGATTTGATGAAAGTCATTTCAAGCCAAGGCGACACGCTTGATGCGTTGTGCTGGCGGCACTACGGGCGCACGGATGGGACGGTCGAAGCTGCATTTCTGGCCAATCCAGGCTTGGCCGAGCTGGGCGTCGTGCTGCCGCTAGGCACAATCATCGAGCTGCCCGACGCAAGCGCGATCGCGAGCACCGCGCCGCTTGTGCAACTGTTTGACTGACAGAGGACCTGTTCGATATGGCCGAGCCCAACACCACTACCGCAGCGGCGTTATCCGCTGTGATCGGCGTCGTCAGCGTTGTGCCCGGCGTCGACGGTAATGCACTCATTGGCGCCTTCACGGGCGCGGCCCTCGTGGTCGTTTCCTCGAAGGATATGGGGTTATTGAAGCGCACCGCGTATCTACTGATCTCGCTGGTAATGGGGTATCTCGCCGCACCGGAAATTGTGCATGCCACGCCGATACGATCGAGCGGCGTGGCAGCCTTCTTCGCGGCCGCCCTGGTCATCGTCGTCACGCTGCAATTGATCGAGCGCGTCAAGTCGGCCGATATCTTTGTGTTTCTCAAAAGGAACCGGTGACATGCAGACATCGCTGACGTTCATCGCGCTCGCCGCCTATCTGTGCACGCTACTGCGGTTACTCGCTTACCGTCGGCAAGGTGCGCGGTACCGCAAATGCATGTCATGGCTCGCGTGGATATTCATGGCTACGTTGGGCGGTACCGCCATCGATCTAGCGCTTCACAACAGGCCCATTGATCTATTCGATGCCGCGATGGCAGTCTTCATTGCTGGGTTCGCGTGGGCAGTACGGGGAAATGTGGCTCGGTTACTGGACCAGCAGGCACAGACGCGATGAAGATTCTGCGTCTGGGCGATTACGGTCATGAGATTGGACTGCTACAGCGTCGGCTGATCCGAGCTGGCTACAGTCCCCAGGTCACGCACGTGTACGACGCGGCAACCGAGGCGGCCGTCACCGCGCTGCAAATCCACACCGGGCTCGTGGTCGACGGCATCGTCGGACCCAAGACCATGGTTGCACTTGCACGCGGCGAGCGAGACCCAAAGCACCTGACCGACGCGGATCTCCTGCGCGCGGCGAAAACGCTTGGTGTGCCGATTGCGAGCATTCGCGCAGTTAACGAGGTCGAGTCACGCAGCGTCGGATTCCTGCCTGACGGCAGACCCACAATCTTGTTCGAGCGGCACATGTTTTGGCAGCGGCTGATGGCTCGTCGTATCGATCCCGCGCCGCTTGCCGCGAAGTATCCGAACGTCGTCGCGCCGGTTCGCGGCGGCTACCACGGCGGCAGTGCAGAGTACACGAGGCTGGCGATCGCCATCCAACTCGATACGATTGCCGCATATGAATCGGCAAGCTGGGGCGCATTTCAGGTGCTCGGTCAGCACTGGGAGCGGCTCGGCTATGCGAGCGTCGACGAATTCGTCACGCGCATGGAAACGAACGAGGCCGAGCACCTGGATGCGTTCGTCCGATTTGTTGCAGCCGACCGCCAGTTACTGGCCGCGCTGCGCGGCCGACGCTGGGCGCAGTTCGCCAGGAACTACAACGGTCCCGGTTATAGCCGCAGTCTGTATGACAAAAAGCTTGCGCAAGCCTATCGCAAGTACGCGTCGGCGACTAAGGTGGCCGCTTGAATGGAAAATCGATGAACTGGAGGCACTGGCGATGGACGTTGGTGGCCGCCGCGCTACTGGCGATCGCGACCGAAATGCACATCATTCGGTCACTGCGCATGCAACTGGATACGGCGCGCATGGCAGAGCGACGTGCCTTACAAGCGAGCGTCGAGCGTGACGCGATTATCGAGCGGCTGTTGCGCGATGCACGCGAGAAGGACGCGCAGCGTGCGCAACTCGAACGCACGCGCGCTGCGATCGACACGACGCTCGCAGCCTACCAAAAGGCCTTTCGGAGATTGATCGATGAAAACAAGGCCGTTCGTACCTGGGCCGCTACTGCTCTGCCTGACGATGTTGTGCGCCTGCACGCCTGCCCCGCCATTACCGGTGCCAAGCATTACACTGAACGCATGCGCACGCGTGTGGCCGTGCACGATGCCGTCAATGGCGCCGCGCACGAACGGTGAATTGGCTGAGTCGCTGACCACGGCCCGCGCCGCGTGGGCCGCCTGTGCTGCGCAGGTTGACATGATCGTCGAGTGTCAGGTTGCCCATCGCGATGAATAAGCCAGCGAGCTTGCGCGCTGCTCTCGTGGCCGCCCTTCCGCCCTTGCAGTCGGCACCCGACGCGTTGAGCGTATTCATCGACCACGGCACGCTAGTGGCCACCGGTACGCGCTCGCTATCGTTTGAGTATCGGTATGTGCTTAATGTGCTGCTCCTGGACTATGCAGGCGACGCCGATGCGGTGATGGTGGCGATTATCGAATGGATACGCGCGAACCAGCCCGATTTGGTTACCCACGCCGAGGCACGCGAGGACAGCATCACGTTCGAGGTGGATCTACTGAATCACGAAACGGCGGATCTGTCGATCAAGCTTAAACTCACCGAGCGCGTCGTGGTGCGCACCGATGCGGCGGGCCGACGCGTGATCGAGCATGTCGCCGACAACCAGATGAATGCAGGCGAAGCGATAACCTGGTCCGGCCAACCATGGACGATCTAACCGCCTTCGAACAATGGGTCAGCACGCTGCTCGCACGGCTCTCGCCGGCTGGCCGGCGCAACGTGATGCGCGACGTGGCGCGCGCACTGCGGCAGGCGCAAAAAGCCCGGATTGCTGCGCAGCGCAACTCCGATGGCACTCCATACGCACCACGTAAGGCACGCGCTGGCCCTAAGCAGCTGCGTAACAAGCGCGGACGAATCAAGCGCACGATGTTCGCGAAGCTGCGCACCGCGCGGCTGATGCGCACCGAAGTCAGCGAACACGAACTGGCCGTCGGATTCGTTGGCCGTGTCTCGCGCATTGCCCGCGTGCATCAGTTCGGTGAGCGCGAGCGGGTTGCACCGCGCGGACCGTACTACCGATATCCGGTGCGCGTGCTGCTCGGCTTAACTGACACCGATCGAAGGCTGATTCGTGAGCGGCTGCTGGCCTATGTATGTGAGTCACTGAGCGCATAGCATGCTATGCCTTCTAGCTGTTTCAATCGGTCGCCCCTGCCCCGTACACTGATAACTGTGCCCCGTCACAGCTGCTTCTGACGTTCTGATCGACAATGTGGTAACCGCCGGAAAGTTAGCGATCGCGGCATATCGCTACGCTTATCCGCCGGCTTTCAGCTACCCTATGGCGCAGCATCGCTTCACGTTGCGTGTGTCTGACCTTTTGCTCAGCTTGCCGATGGACTTTGATCTGAATGCCGCTTTGAACGATTACCGGGCCTACATCTGCGCGTTGGAGTCGTGCCCACAACCTGCCGCGTCAGCACCGCCACGACAGCCGTCGGCCAGCGGTGCGTTGATTAACACGTCGGCCAGCAGGCCAACAACATACCAAGACCTGCCGCCCGAACTGATTGAGCGAATCGGTGACTACGTGCCCGTGCAAGACGTGGGCAATTTTTCAGCAGTCGATCGTCGTACGTATCATACGATGCAAAGTCGGCGCCTAGTCTACCGTTACTGGCAACAAGCCAATCAGGTCGAGAGCCTTGAGTCGATCAACCGCATTCTGGAAGAGATGGACAGCGCGCTGAAAGATCCGGCGCAGCACGTCGAACCGCTTGAGGCGCTGCGCCAGCGGTTGAAAGAGTTGCCGTGGGACGAGCAAACCGAAGCCTTCAAGCGCGTGTTTGCGGCCGCGCAGCGCATTCCGAAGGACGGCGTGCGAATACAAAAGGCGATGTTATGCATGTTTCGTGAATTGCTTGGGCTCCAGCGTGCTGAAGCATTCGACTTCGTTCACGCATTGGCCGAACAGCGCGGCCCCGGGCAAGACAACGTCTGGAGGGAATTGGCGATCGCGCTGTGTTCTTTGCTAACCGGCTCGCCGGCGCTCATCGAGCGTTATCAGGTACTTCTGGCGCGGCTGCCGTCGTTGAGCGTGGCCGAGCAAGCAGAGCTGATCCCGAGCTTGTCCGGTCTGCTGTGGCGTTTTGATGATAGAGTCAGAACAAACCCGAGCCTGTCCGCGCTGCATGCGGTCTTGCGCGACCATGCCTTGCGCCTTCCTCCGTCTTATCAAGGCAATGCAGTCGGCTCGCTAGCGGTCGCCGCAAAGCTCTTGCCCGAAGCGGAGCGGCTTATCCGTTACGCGCAAATGCGCGACCTGGCCTTATCACTGCCGGACGATCAATGGGGCCTCGCCTTGCGCCATCTGCCTGCAGGCCTCGACATGTTGCCGCCCGAGCAACGTACACAAGAGTTGGCCTTATTTGAGCGCCATTTGGCGCGTGTGCCGGAGGCCCAACGTGAGAGGGTAGCACGCGGACTGCTGTCAAGCACCCGTGACCTGGATAAGGCGCAGTCACAGCGAGTGTGGCTGCAAGTGTTGAGTTTGTTCAATGGCCGGGGAGAGGCGGCATTATCGAGTTTACTCACCGGAATACCTGAGTATTACCTGCTTCACCAATGGCGATTTGCCAGGCGTGAGGTCATCCGCTTTATGGAAGCCAATCGATTTTCCGAGGCGGCGCGTGCACGCATTCTGGATAGTGTACCGTGGTGGCAAGAGTCATGGCTCAGATATGAGCCATCTTAACGGCGACGGCATGGAAAGCAGGCTGTGGTGTTCGCCTCATAAGTGCTCTTGACACTAGTTGGCACATACACTTGTTTCGGCTAGGCGGTTGGTTTTTCGCGTTGCCGGCTTGCTGCGCCAGTCGGGCGGATACATTGGAGCCGTGAACCTTTCTCTGGAGGTGCTTCAATGGATCCGTCATCGTCACGCATTTCAACTCCGAATGTTTCTTACCCGCCATCCGTACAGACAGGCAGTTCGAGTGCTCCCCTGCGCCAGACCCCGCAAGCGACCCATCAAGCGGCATCCGGGCCGATCTCCAACCTGGCCGCATTCTCTTCAAAGGTACGCGAAGTCGCATCAGAAACCGTATCAAATGCAAGTGCAGCAATGGCAAATTGTTGCTTGCCGCTCTGCCCAAGCTCCAGCTCCGGCTCGGAGGGAGAAAATAGGCCATTGGAGATTCAACCCATACCACGTTCATTCATAATTTCAAACCTGCTCAGCAGCGATGGGGAAAATCCCCTAAAGAGTTACCAAACGACTCGGTCTCAATGGCCGGAAGGAGAGCACCGCACCAAATCCCAGCAAGCCTTGAACATCGCAAAAAAAGCCTTAGCAAGCGAGCAAACGGATGACGAACAGGCTAAAAAAGACCTTAAGAAAATGAACGAGGGGCTGTGTTGGCATGTGCCCAGATACTGTGCGGTCCAAGCGGGGATTATTTCCGAGGCCGAGAGCAAGTCGATGGGCAACATGAGTGGTTCATTTGATTTGATCTCATTGGACGACTCCAAGGTCGACAGCGCTGAAGCGCTTAAAGCAGTGAAGCCCGGCGATGTCATCGGCTTTTTCAATCTCAAACGCCAGGAGGAACACCAACTTATTCACGTGATGATCAGCAGCGGCGAAGGCAAGGCCATCGGGCGCGGAAATGGCTGCCTTGTCAACGATCCTAACAAGATGGAGGAGTTGGCGGATACTACAGAGATTGATCTAGTTAAGCTTTTCAAAGGGCAATGGACAGAAAACGGTGAAGTCACTCCCCAAATGTTGGTTCTCGCCCATCGGCCCATCAGCGAAATCGGCAAAATTCCTTCATCGGCGCAACCGAGCAACGAAGCCTCCACATCAGCACAAGCGTGATGACCGAATGACGCATGGCTCACTCAAGGCAAGTTGCATAGCTTGCCTTGCCACACGGGCTGTATGGTCTTCGCTGAAGTGCGGATTGGAAAGCCGAGCCGATGCCCGGATTTTTTTCCGATACCCTAAGAAAAATTTGCAGGCTGCGCTCCAATCTCAGTTGTAAATGGCCGCCAACTGCGCACTACGCGGCTAATGCGCACCGAGCTTAGCGAACACGAACTGGCCGTCGGATTCGTTGGCCGTGCCCCGCGCATCGCCCGCGTGCATCAGTTCGGTGAGCGCGAGCGGGTTGCACCGCGCGGACCGTACTATCGCTATCCGGCGCGCCGGCTACTTGGCTTGACCGACGCCAAGCGAAGGTTGATTCGCGAGCGGCTGCTCGCCCACGTACTAGCGTAACGAGCAACCCGCATCTGCTATGCCTGTGATAGGCGTCGCATCGCAACATCGCGGTATCGTGCATTGGTTTCGCAGCCAATCCAGTTCAGCCCCGCTTCCTTCACCGCTACTAAAAACGTGCCGCTGCCGGCGAACAGGTCGCATACCGTGCCGCCGTGCGGCACCAACCGCACGATCTGACGCGCAAGCTCGACCGGCTTTTCGGTCAAATGCCGCTTGGGCAAACCGAGCGCACACGGAAACACACCCGGCAGATAGACGTCGCGCTGACGCAGTGGTCCGTTGCTCGCCCATACGATGAACTCAGCCTGTTGCTTGAAGCCGCCGCGCCGCGGACGTGCGCGCGATGGCGTCTTGGCCCACACCGCAATACCACGGTGGATAAACCCGGCAGCCTGTACCACGTCCGTGAGCGTGGGCAATTGTCGCCAGTCGATAAAGCAGACGAGCAGCCCACCGGGCTTTAGTGCCCGGCGACTCTCAGTCAGCCATGCATGGCACCAAAACGCCCACGCGCGCCGGTCCATGTTGTCACACTCGAAATCTTCATAGACCGCCTTTGTGCCATCGTGGATGTATTTTTGCATCGGCAGCTGTGCACGCGTGCTCGCATGTAAGCCGCCCGACGAATACGGCGGATCAGTGAGAATCCTATCGATCGACTGGTCGGGTAATTCGCGTGCGAAGTGCAACGCGTCGCTCGGATGCAGTCGATTCACGATCTCGGACAGCGCGTTGGAACAGATAGACGTAGCACTCATGCGGACCAAGCGATAAAGCACGGCGGAGCCACATTGTCTGATCGGTTTACGTGCCGCGGCACGATGCGTCGGCTGTGTGGGCAGCCGCGACATAGGCCAATGCGTGCACCGCGCTCGCGCGCCCGGCAACATGGGCGACATGGATACCAACGAACTGTGTCGCCTGATCGTCAACCTGGTCCGCAAGGGCGTGGTGCTGGACGTCAATTGCGCGAGCTGCCCGCCGACCTGCCGTGTCGCGGTCGGTGACGCGACCAATGCGCAGGACGCAGGCTTGCAGACCAACTGGATTCCGTGGATGACGCTCGCGGCCGGCACCACGCGCGAGTGGCTGCCGCCCACGAAGGGCGAGCAAGTGCTGCTGCTGTGCCCGATGG